CCATTCAAGAGCTTAATTATTATATGGCACGTATGCGGTATTTAATTAAGTATTTTTTTCATTATATTTGTGTCGGGATCAAGGGTCATCCATATATAGTCATGGGGCATCAAGCGGAGCCTGTTTCGGATCAAGTGCTTTGCATGCCCCGCAAAGTGCGATCCGTGTTGTCCCGATGGCTTGCTAACATTGCGTTTTAATGGTTGTGTATTCTGAATATTAATAAAAAAATTAAAGAATAAATTGCCCTGCAACCTGTCAGTCTGCAAGTGTTATACGTCATTTTTCAGTCACGCACCGTTACTAAAACATGACGTCCGCCGCGGCACTGCCCCAGCATCTTGTGATGGACCCAGTCATCAACGTGCAAGAAAATTTCCGTCCCACTGAGATCGTGAAAAAGGGACCTGTGGTTCGGTCAGCCATGGTGTACTCTGCTGATTCAGTCAGCAATTCTATCATGGTGTATCAGGGAATCATTCCACCCTCCCCTGACACGTGCATTGATCGAAAGGTTGATATCACTTATGATATTGTTTCGCAATGGCAATTTCCAATGCCGTACGTTCAAATTTACGGAACTGGAAAGAATGCAGCTAACGCGTGCACGGCTGCTGACAATTGCACGTTCGTCAACCAGGGTTTCAGCGACGGTGAAACCTGTTACCTGCCACCTATTTTTAGAATTGGCTCTGGCGCTGGAAATGTGACATACACTCCTGCAACCCTGACAACTACTTTCGCAAAGCCTGTTGATGCAGCACCCACCACATACTCTGCAGTCTCAGTTATTGCCGCGCCTGGAGCAGTCGTTCGCCCATCGCAACTTATCGGTTTGATGGCTGGCGGAGGAAACGTGAAGGGTGTTGTCGTGTTGCGCAATCAACCCATGCAATCTGTCACAACCAACAATGAAATGAAGATCAATGGTACGTCAACTACTGTCCCAAGTGGAGACTTGTCAAAGCTGGTGCCATTCTTGACGTCACGAACTGTGGGTCAAACCGCATTGTCATCTGGACCGTTTTCACAAGATACTGGACGATTCTCCAATTCGTTCAGTGACTTTACTGCCAATTTGTTTGGAAACATTTCCAACTTTGATTCCACTCGAAATTTCGGGTCACTGCAGCGTTGTTTTACTGTCATTCCTACTTTGGAATCTTGTTACATCATCAACCCGACTGTGTCCGCAGCTACCACAACTACCGTAGAAGGAGGACCTGGACCAGTCTTGGGTACACAAAATCCATGGCCCAACGGCTCGGGTGGTAAAAGTGATTCCACGGGTACGGAGACAGGGACGCAAGGACTTTATTATGGATCTCTGTGCACAGCAGTGCCGCAATTTGTGTGCACATTTTCTTGGACTGGAATTGTGGAACCGTTGATCATTTCACCACTCCGCTATGGAGATGTGCAGTATGACAGCGGCCTGGCACGCATCAACAATATGACGTTCAACTTAACGTTTTCAAATTTGTGGCACATGCTCCAAAGTGGATTCCAATTTGCACACGTCAACAACAATCGCACAGTCCAAATTGAAACATTCGGACCACAATTTTTGCAAGCACCTACCTTTTCTGGAAGCGCTTCAACCGTGGCTGGACCGATTACTTGTCGACGTCCCACTATTTCGCTAAAGTACAATACACCTGACCCCATGACTGCAGCACGCATGCCGCTTTTCCTTGTGTATCCACATGAGATGATCCAGACGTTCCAGACGCCTGTGACACCTAGTGGAACTGGATTGATTACAAACTTGCAGGTGACATCTGAAACGATTCGCTTGCCGTACATTCCTGAAAAGCTGATTGTTTTTGCAACTCCAAGCCGGAACTATTTGTCCACCACAAAGACCAACGGCGCTAACGTTTATTACGGTCAGGCTTTGTTTCCATGTGATACATTTCTTCGCATCACAGGTGCCAACTGCAAATTCATGAACCGCGTTGGCCTGCTGTCCACTCTGTCAGAGTATGATTTGTGGTTCCAAAGCTACAAGAATGGTTTGGAAATGTCATTCCAGCAATGGAAGGAGGAGTGTGGCAGCATCCTGATCATCGACACAAGTCAGGATTTGTGCGTGGACTCCAAAGAAGCAGCAGGACAAAACACTTACAGCAATCTTCAATTGACGGTGACCGTCGATGACGAGCCTATGCGTTACCAAGGCTACAGCTCTGGAGCTATCGGGCTTGGCTGTGACACACCCAGCTACACGCTTTATGTGATTCCCATTACACCTGCACAATGTGTGATTGGCGGCGGTCAGTGTGCCTTTGTCACCAGCGGTCCCAGTGAAGATACTGTAATTGGTCTGTTATCCGATGCAGCCACCAACAGCGTCAACGACACGCCCACTTCAACTGCTGACGTGCCAAAAGCTATGTCAGGAGGAGGATTCGGCACCTGGACGAAACGTCTATTCAAACAAGGAGTTGACTTGGCAAAGAAACATCTTCCAGGTATGGCTGCAGCTGCTGGCCGGGCCGCTCTGGACCATTATGCTCAATCGCAAAGCGGTGACTCATCAGGTGGTGCCATTGTCGCTGGCGGTTTTGATGGTGGACGACGAAAGCATCCACGCGAAATGTAGTGTGTGATGCATTTTTATGCATTTTGTATTGTAAGATTCGATGTGTATATTAAGACTGGAAATAGTATATTTAGTTGAGTAGTTTCTTTTGTTGGTCATTTTTGCGCATTTCAATTCTGGAATTTTCATGGCTGCAATAAATTTGTCAAAAGACAAAGTGACGTGGGATGTTTTCATGCGTGAAGTGCGACCCACCCTGACTGGAATGCCAAGTAAGGATCGTTTAAAGGAGATGGGACGTCAGTGGCAGGCACGCCCACAAAGTTTGAAGGAGGTTGGTGTCAGCAATCCAAACAAGGAAGTTCGAAGTGTGCTTGATGGCTCCATTGCAATGATTGCAACAAAGAAGTCCCTAAAGGAAAAGGAAAAGCAACAGCGTGCCCGGATTACAGCTCTAGCAGGAAGTCTCTTCGATCTGCCGCCCAACAATGAACTCAACCCAAAGAGTTACACAATCCAGCGGACTGACAAGAACAAAAAGCTGATTCAGAAGGCACTGGAGGAAATTGAAGCGAAGATTGACAGGGGTGAAATTGCTGACATGCGCGAAGCGGTGAAGTTGGGCATGACTACCCCATTCAAGCTTTGCATGGAGCCTACACACTTACGCAAGTTGAAGCGCAAGCAACAGGAAGCTGCCGTGGTATCGGCTGACACCGAGTCTGAGCCTACCACTGCTTCTGAGCCCTTGGCTGAGTCTAACGATGAAGACTCTGAGGTTGAAGTAGTCGAGCCTGTGGCGGAGCCTGTTGCCACAAAGCAGCCCTTGTATAAGCGGCGGCGCTAAATAAATGATTTGTTTGTTTTATTTATCCACACCCTGACAATAAATGAAACGATTTTTTAATTGAATCCGGTTATCAAAATAATTAGATTAAAGTAAAGCACCCAAAGCCACATCACCCACAGCACTACCCACATTAGAGCCTAGCACACTACCCACGGCGTCGCCTAGGGCACCTGTGACGTGTCCAATCCCCTCATCTAAAACTGGTTTTAAAAATGGTGCAAATTCATCAACGGCGTCAGAAGCGTGCTGAGCAACGGTTTTTGCCGCTTCCCAGATAGGTGATCCGACAGTGTCCCAGACAGGTCGGAGGACGTTATCATAGATAGGTTTTCCGACCGTGTCCCAAACAGGTTGGACAATATTATCGTCAACCCAGTCCCAGGCATCAGACCACCATGACCCACCTGACAAATGATTGCGGGTTTGCTTGCCTGTTTCATGTGTGAGAATTTTCATTCGATTTCGGAATTGCGGCACGTCTTCAGATTTTGCCAAGTATGCAATGTGTTCTTTTCCAAAATTGGGTCGGGGTCGGTGTCCCACTGAGCCCAACTCATGATGCTTTTTGATGAATTGATGGAGTGTTTGCAGGCTAGCGTTTGACGCTCGGTCCAAAGTTCGAACGTTAGTCTCGTTGGTATTATTGCCGCAACCAAGGAATGGCTGTAGCAATCGTTGAGATATTGCAAGATGCTTTTGATGCTCTTCAAATTCACCACCGGTTGCGCGGACTGCAGACCTGACTTCGTAGTCACCACCGGTTGCGCGGACTTCATGACGACTTTCAAACCCTTCACCGTTCATGATGTAATCCATTGTATGTGCCAGGTTTGTAGTTCCAGTCATTAAGAAACGAGCTGATTCGGGCAATTCACCAGCAATAGCTGTACAGTCTTGCAACACAAACGATCTGTCAGCCTCTGTGTATTCCAGAAACCCCTTGTTTTGATTGGCGGTTAAGATGTCATTAACAAAATACTGACAGTTGGCGTTGAAGGGATTGTAGACGAAAAACTTTTCAGGGCTTGTCGAGTTCTCACCATTTTTCATCAATTCGCCAAACGTAAACCCTTGAGCCATCACAGGCACATCCAAGCTGTCCATGGGTTCCGGAGTTCCATTGTAATAGTTGGCTGAGATTACAGCATTTTTTTCAACTAGGACAGTCCGTCCGTTACCCAACTCAACGAGCAAAAAAAGATGGTACACCTTATCATACTCCAACTTGGATTTCATGTTTGTCCAGCTGCCCTGCATAATCATGTCCAGGACAACTTCAAGACCTTTCTGGATTGGAGTGCGACAGATGGTGATGCCTGTGATGCCTTGGTGTCCATCGTCATCCAAAATTTTCCTGACTTTAGGTGGCCAGTTGAGCCGTTTAGTTGTTACTGACTTACCAGTCACAAAGTTTTGTGCCATCTTTTTCAATTGCTTGAGTGGAGTGCTGATCTTAGATTGCAGCCAACTACCGAATCCACCACCTGTCATAGCCACGGCGCGATTGTAGGAGTGTATCCGCGAGCCATCGTCAGTTTGTGACATGATGTCATTAATGAACGGTTCATAGACCCGCATGTAGTCTCCTGACTCTTTCAACTTCTGAATAGTGTCAGGCTTAGACAGATGTCGTAGTGACGGGACGAGTTCCAAGTATTCTTGCGAAGTGGTCATTCTGATTAGTTAATGGCGTGGGAGTTGGCGTGGGAGTTCGTGTTGTCAGCTCACAACCGCAACACGTGCTGCGCTTGACGCGGGCTAATACTGCTCCAATGATAGTGACTGCAACAACCGATATAATCAATGCAGCCTCGGCTATACTACTCATACAGATAGACTCGAGCCTGAAGGTAAAATGAGCTAGGGGTTTTTTTATTAGTTGTATCAATATTATAGCCGTTATAATAAAAAAAAATAAAAAAAAAATAAACTTAAATTAAGAGCGAAGAATGGATTGAATGTCAGCAGCGTCACTCGAGTCCTCGTTGAGTGCTAGAAACGTCAAGAGCGTGACAAGCTCGTCAGGGGAAGAGCTTTGTTTCATCATGAGTTGCTCATATTGAGCCTCGTTGAGATAGCTAAGTCGGAGCCTGACAATGACGTGTCGACCGCAAGTATTGTCACCTGATTTCAGGTCCTGAAACCTGACGGTGTTGTAAACGACTCGCGCTCCGGAATTGGCATACAGCTGTTGCAATAATTGTTGATGCACGTCAGCCATTTGAGTGTATCGTTGCTCTTGGTCAGGTGTCAGGCCGTAAGAGTCAAAGTGATGAATGGTGTGGGTGCTTTCATCATACCAGATAGCAAGCCAGTGTCCGCTGGACTCTGATTGTACCGGATATAGTAAGGCGACTTTGTTATGCGGTGACAAGAATGACATGATGTCAGACGTGTGTTCCAGTTCCTCGTACATCTTCACTGATGCAACACCGTTGAGCATTTCACCAATTTCTCCACCGGTCAAGTCCTCCTGAATAATGTTTTTAACTACGCTATCCATAATAAATGAAAAAATGAACTTGTAGGCTGCAGGCTAGGCACGTAAAATGGACTCAATAAATCTTAATTTCACAAGCTGTAATAAAACAACTAGGGTAGGATGTTTTAATTAAAACCCAGCGTGTCTTCCGGGACATGACCCACTGCACGTCGTCAGGTGCCAATCGAAGTTTCTCTTTCAAATATCGCGCCACGTCTTGTGGATTGCTAGTCGGGTAGACGACAACAAAGTCCCCCTCCGTATGAGTCACACTGCTTTCAAGTCCTCCGAATAGCTTGTGTAATATTGAAAAAGTACTGATGCCCAGCTTTCGCCCTGTCATTTGCATTTCATCACGCAGGTGGGACACGACTTGTTTAAGGCCAACTGGAACTTTGATGCCCTCAACGTCATCAAAGACATTCAATGAGTTTTTAAACTCAGCAGCTGTCGGAGGATGCTTGATGAAAGTGGTCAGTTTAATATTGCGGAAACCTTCAATGCCTTTGTAGACTGGGTCGTCCGTACTATAACCGAAGAAGTTAATCATATTCTTCCACTTCGTTTCGTCCTCAGGGTACTTAGGGTCTTTGATGACAGGGTTCTCAGCGCGCCAGGCTCGACAGAAGCTGCTGCAAAAGAATGATTTGCCACTACCGGTTTTACCGAAGATGGCACCTCTAAAGGTAGGTCCAAACGCAACCGGTTGAATAAATTTGACATTACACTCATGCCCTAAGGTTAGTAGGTTGTCTTTGAGTCCAGGCTCCACTCTGAGAGCCTCGTCATAGACCTGACGTAGCCTGTCCATGTGGGTACGTGGTAAGGCATGTATGAGCAGCGACGGATTGCGCAATTGAATGGCACGTTTCAATAGTTGCTTGTTGTAGTCGTTTGTGGGAATGGCCTGTAAAAAAGAGTGTGGCAATAGCTGTGCAATATCTTCCTCTTGAAATTGCACTTCCTCCGCCTCTGCATCTTTTGCGTCTTGAGCATCCTGTTGTGCGGCACGGAACTTATCAAGCAACGTCATTGATTTTTCGTCAGCAGGTTCAGCATCCGCTTTGCGTTTCTTACTCTCTTTGTGCTCGACTGGTGCAAGCGGATCCATTTGATCCATGAATTCCGCATCTTTCAAATAGATTGATTTGATAGGTGTGTAAGGCGTCGTTTTCAATGCAACGTATGCTACACGAGTTCCTTTTTTTCTTTCAACGGATTCCGACTTGGACTCCCCTCCATTGTAAATTTTGAACATTGTTGACTGATTTATCCACGGAAAATGCGCATAGCCACACACCAAAATGCAAAGTATGCAATGATGCCGTAATATTGTTGCACACTGTGAAGTGATGAAAAATGACCTGAAACTGACACAAAATGACAGGGCTACTGATTTTTTATTCCTAACATTCAAAGCACATGAAACCGGTACGCAACAATTAACATATAACAAGGCTGCACACTGCCTGACTATTGAGCACCAGTGACATTCACGGAGAAAGCGTCTTCAAAGGCGCGTGCCTTGCAGTTGACAACTTCAAACGAGTCCTCTGGCTTGCTACACTTGTACAACTCCTTGGCACGCTCCAAAATTCCAAGGCTGTAGCGAATATGGTCAGGATCCATGTGGGGCAGTTGCTGAAAGATTGAGTTTGCCAAACGACTTTCGTCAGGGTACGCCTTGAAATCAATGTAAGTGGAGCCATCCGCAGAGGCAAAAGAATTGCAAGCACGACGCAATCGGAGTTCTGGCTGTGTCGCATCCCGTACGCGTGTCAGCTCTTCATAGCGTGCCTTGACCTTTGGATACAGGAGACTATTCTTGTGGACAAATCCCACACCTTCTGCTTTGCAAGCCTGTTGCCACAGCGACGTCGGAGCAGTTTTAGTCATGTCAGCATTGTCAGCAGCGGCAGCCATCATTCACAAACTATCTCCAGCAGGAAAAATGAGCTATACTTTTTAAAAAATTGTAACTTATATTATTAAGAAT